GCATCCAGGTCTGGCCAAAGTCGCCGATGCTCTCGCCGACGCCCTGCATGCCGGGCTTCCGCGCGTTCGCCAGAAGGCTCGCGCCAGCCATCAACAGAGCATCGCGAATTGCCGGGTTTCGTCCGAACCAGTCCGCGTTCGGGTCGTCCGGGGCGACAGTCGCGGAGTCGTACAAAGACATCTACATGCCTCCCCAGAAAGGGCCACGCCCACCCGGTGCCCCATAAGGCGAGTAGCCACCCATCCCGCCGATCGGCCCGCCCATCGCTCCGGTGTCCGGGCCGGGCAGGCTCGAGGACTGCGGCAGGCCGGGATGCATCTGCGGCGGCCGCCACTGCCCGCGACTGATGCCCGGGCCGCCCATAGCCCCCTGGGCGCCCGCCGCCCGCTGCGCCAGCAGGCTCTGGCCGAACTGGAGCATCGCGTTACGAACCTGCGGATGATCCTGCAGCCAGTTCGGGCTGGGCGGCGCCATGGCGCCAGTGGCGCCCGGAGCCGCGTAGAGGCTGCTGGTCCCCCCGGTGATAGCCGGCATCTGCCAGCCCCCGGCCATCGCTCCAGGGCCTCCTGCAGCCCCGCCAGCGGCCCCCAGGCCGCCCATGGCACCACCGGCCGCACCACCCATGGCGCCCATTCCGGCCCCGGCTCCTGGCGGCGGCAAGGCCGCTCCAGCTCCACCGCCCGACATCTCAGAGTCCTCCCATCAGGCCACCGCCGACCGCACCGATACCCGCTCCGATAGCAGTGCCCCAGCCGGGCATGACCATCGAACCCGCTGCAGCTCCGGTGAGCGCGCCGCCGGCAGCACCCTTCAGGCCACCGGCCAACCCACCCGCCTGCGCGCCGCCCCCGCCCCCGCCGGCCATCGGCTGGCCCGCGAGAGTCCTGGTGTAGGCGTCGATCTGGTTCTGGCGGTACGCCTGCTGGTCCTGCCACTGCTGGTGCGCGACATCGAGGAGCTGCTGGGCGTGCCCCTGATTGGCTGCTCCTGCGGCCGCCAGGGCCTGGGCATCCTGGATGCCGTACTGTTGCTGTGCGCCCGCCATCCCCGGCAGCAGCCGCGCGGCTTCAAGCTGACGATTGTAGTCAGCTTGCTGTTGCCCGGCGTTGAACGCCCCGACATCGTACTGCATCTTCTGGTTGCCCTGCAGCATCCCCATCGCGTTCTGCATGGCCTGGGAATAACCCTGCTGCTGGACATTGGCAGTCAAGTCGCCCATGTTCTTGGCGGCCTGGGCACGCATGGTACCCTCAAGTACAGCCTGCCGGTCGCCGCCAAAAGCACCAACATTCGACGCCTGTCCGCCAATGATGCCTTGCTGAGTATTGGCCTGATCGGTGAACCTTTGCTGAGCGACGTCGAGGACGTTCCGGTTGTAGGGGTTCATGAACTGGCCGGTGACGTCACCGACCTGCTGGGCATTGAGCTGGTCGACGCTGATCGGCGTGCCGGTCTGGTTGAGCAGGCCCGTCGTCGTGTCGATCGCCGACTGGTAGGCCGGAGCGCCCTGGCCTTGCATGGCCTGGATCTGACCCCAGGCCTGCTGCCGCATCGGATCGATATCGGCGATCTGCTGCCCCGCGTAGGCCTGATAGGGCGTGCCGAACTGCTTCTGCTGACTGCTCAGGATGTTCTGCGAAACGTCCTGGATATAGCCGGGCAGCTTGGCTGCTTTCCCGGCGCCGCCGCCACTGCTCGGCATCTCTAGAGCTCCTTGTACATGACGACGTCCCGTTTCTTCCAACCGCGCTTCTTCAGTACCCGCTCCCAGCCGGGACGGCCGGCGCCGCGGATGTACTTGGCGCCCAGCTCCCGCCCGAACTGCTCGACCGTCGGCATCACGGCAAAGCAGTCGTCCAGGTCGCCGGCCACGATCCAGCAGGACAGCTCGCTGTGCCGCAAATAGGGATAGAACTCGACGATCACGACGCTGTCGTTTCTATAAAACGGAAAAGCACGGCTCTCCTCGATCCGCAGCACGACGTCGGCGATCGTGTGCTCGCCGACCCGGTCGAGCGCCTTCTGGACGTTGTCGAGCAGGCTCACCGGGTGAGCTTCGTGGTGTAGAGGGCGCCGGCATCGTCGACCCGGAGCTTCCAAAAGGCGCCGCTCGGCGAGCGGAGCTGGATCGAGGAGAAAACCTCCGTCGTGCCGCGCTCGGTCTTGCGCGAGACGGCCGATTCCATCGACGGCGAGGGCGTGCTGACGGCCGGCTTGACCATGCCGGTGGGCGAACTCGTTGCAGCCATCAGCGTCTTCCTCCCTCACGCAGATCGATGCGGATGCGCCCGAGGCTCCAGTCGAGGTCGACCATCGATTCGACCCGGAAGCGAAGCGCGCGCACTGCGAACTTCAGATCGATGATCCCGTCGTAACGGCTGGCGTCGTTCGGCACGGTGCGGCGCGCCCGGTACGGCCCGTACTGCCGGCCGGAGCGGCCGAGCTGCTGCTTGACGTTGAATTTGAATTGCAGGTCGGTCGCGGCGTTCATCGCGTTGCTGATCGGCCGGTCGTAGTAAAGCTTGCGCAGGTGATAGTAACTTTCGCCTTCGCCCATCATATAATCGCCGGTCTCGGCATATCTCGAAGTCAACAGGGGCGTGCCGTCCGCCGTCCAGCCGTTCTCGTGCGTGTAGACTTTGCCCGAGGCATCGCCGAGCATGAGATAGTGCCGGGCGCCGACCGGATCTCCAGCGGTCCGGGCCATGCTGCCGATGCCCCAGATCTGATCCTGGTAGTCCCAATAAACGTAGCGGTTGATGTCGATGGACGACTGGTCGGGATACCACCACCACAGCTCGGAGAACGGCGCCACCGGGCAGGCAAAGCACCGTCCGCCGGTGTTGGCGTTGAGCCCGGTGAAAACGAAATCATGCACGTCGCTGGGCAGGGCTTTAAGGCTGCCGTCCCAGATCCAGAACGACTGCGGCCCCATCCACGCCACCGCCGGACCCGCCGAGCCGATAGACGCATGCCCGACCGGACCGCACCCGCCGCCCAGCCGGAACGCTCCGTACACGTACGGCGGCTGGACATACCGGATCAGGTGCGCGTCATCGTCAGTAAGGACAAGCGTCCCTTCCTTGCATGGAGCTGCTGCTACGATATAGCCGGAGGTGTTGAGAGTGAGCCCGCCGGCCGTGTTCTCGGGCAATGGTGCCCAGGTATTGGGGTCCTCCTGGCTGCTCCACTTGATTTTCCGGGCATCGAGATCGGCCTGGAAGATCATGACATGTCGCTCGTCGGTGACCTGGACGATCCGGCCGCGCGGGGCACCGGCGACCTGAACGGCAAACGACCCCGGCGTAGTCGGGCTCCACCGATAGAGATAGGCGTCAGCCGAGTTGATCGCGAGCAGGTCCTGCCCGAACGTGTCGAGCGACCACCAGTCGCCGAAAGTCGGGTTGAGCGAATTACTTGCGACGGTACGTGGCGTGCCCCACAGCTCCTCGCCGTAGTCACCGATCCCGAAGCCGTCCGGCGCGCCTGGAGGCCCCAAAGCCGAGCCGGTCAGCACGCCGTAGGTCGTCCCGCTCGCGAAATTGTAAGCGTACAGCTGTCCGCTGTCGTGCCCGGTCGCCATCCAGCGGACCCCGGCATTATCGACCCAGCTGATCATCCCCCTGACCGGAGAGACGCCAGCCGGCTGGTAGCTCGGCACGGCCACCCAGCCGCCGACCGGGCGCAGGCTGCCGCCCTCCCAGCGCACGAGGTTGGTATCGAAAAAACGGCCGGTGCTCTCGGCTGCCGATGACTGCCGGTAGACGCCGGGTGGGGTAGGCAGGGTGAGGTTCGGCACGGCTCAGTACCGCATGATGTAAATCGCGGTGAAATAGTTCGGCACGATCGTCATCGTCACGGTGTGGGAATGGCCTCCGTCAGAGACGATCGGATGGTTGTGCACCGCCCCACTGCCGGTCGCCCCCGTGCTTTGACCCGACAAGACCTGATCGCCGCCGCCGCCGAGCGTAAAATGGCTGCCGCCGCTGGCGACGAGGAAGTTCGGGATGGTGTGCGTATGCGCCGGCATCTCGGCGATGGTCAGGGCATGGTCGCCTGTCGCCCCACCATGGCTGTGACTGCCGGCCGCCGACGTGGCGGCCGAGCCGGTATAGCTGCCGCCGGTATTGCTGCCCGTAGGGTCGGCGAGGATAAACCTACCCATCATGTTGGGCGTGGTGAGCGGGCCGGCGCCATCAGTGCGGGTAACGGTGCGCCCATCGCAAACCGCCCAGCCGGTCGGAACGTCGGTAGCGGTGCCGAAGACCCACAAACAGACCGTGCCGATCGGCACCCAGGCCTTGTACTCGTTACGAAGGGTCGTATAAGTCCCGTTAGCTGAATTGAGATTATTAGTGATCTGAGTCTGTAGGTTGGCATCTGTGTTGGATAAAGTCTTAAGATTACTGTCGATCGATGTCATGTTCGTATTTGTTTTTGATCCCCAAGTGTCGCGCGAGGCGCCGACTTCGACCAGGATGAAACTATAGTTTACGGTATTGGTATCAGCCACTAAAATTTGCCCTTAAATGGACCGGCGTCCGGCGCGAGGATCGGTGTCGGCTTGGCTTTTTTACGGACAGGCGGCTTTATGAGCTTCCCACGAAGAATTTTGCCCGTGGCTTTGGCCGGCGGCTCGGCCTTCACTACGACGATCTTCACCGGCTTGTAGGCCCGGCCGCTCTTGAGCAATCTTGCCATCAGCGTTGCTTCCCCGCTTCGCTCAGGGCGATCGCCACGGCCTGCTTGCGGCTGGTGACCAGCGGGCCGGCCTTCGAGCCCGAGTGCAGCCTGCCAGCCTTGGCCTCGCGCAAAACAGTCGCAATTTTGGCCTTGGCAGCTGGGGTCTTACGAACCTTTGAACGGCGGGCCATCACCGGTCTCCTCAAGCAGTTGGTGCGGTGGCGGCTCGCCGCCCACGAGCCGCTCCATGCGATCGAGCTGCTCGCGCAACGCGGAGAGCAAGAAAGCCACCTGCCGATCCATGTTCACGCTCAGGCACAGCAAACGCTTGTCGATCGTGTCGATGATCTCCAGCAGCGCCTTTTCCTGGTCCTCGGTCACGTCCGGCCTCCCTGCCGTTGCTTCCTGCCACAGCCCGGGGTGTACGCCCCATTTTCGACGAAATGCCCGCTTGAAAGTCTTCTCGCAGCCAAACCCGCACTCGTGCGCGATCTGCGCGAGCGACCGCTCCGATAATGCCCCCAGCAGGCGCCCTGCGGCGCCGATCCTGAGCCGCTCCACCGCCTTGGCGGGCGTAATGCCCATCACCGCCGGATAGTGCCTGCCGAAGCTCCTGAGGCTCATACGGGCACGCTGCGCCAGGACCGCGCTCGAGATGTCCGCCTTGATGTTGGCAGCCATAAAGGCGTCCAATCGCCGAAAACGGCGCTGTAACCCGATATAACGAAGGCGCTTGCCGATCAGGCATCGTCAGCCGCGGCCTTGCGGCGCGCCTCGGCTGCCTCCAGGTCGGCCTGCTCCGCGTCGATGTCCAGGTCCACGTCCTGGAGCACGCCCTCGTCCTTGAGCTGCTGCTGCTGCGCCAGAGCCCAAAAATAAGTATCGCGGCCAAGCGGTTGGCCCTCGTCTTTCCAGAGTTGGTAAGCACGATCCCGAATGGCCTGCTCAAAAATAGACTTGCTCATGATCCATTGTCTCGCTTGTAGCACTCGATCAACTCGGCATGCAGCTTGGTGATCTGATCCTCGAAGTGCGAGGTCTGCACCCGCTCCTCGCGCACGAAGTCGGCAACAAAAGCCGTGATCACCGACCTCTGCTGCACCCGGTCCCACCCAAAGAATCCAAGCACCGCCAGCGTGAGAATTTGCATCCCTACGATGAGCGGCGAGGAGCGCCATGTCTGGCCGAGCTCCTCGCCAATCTTGATCGGATCGAGAGCCATTCAGGGCCGGTGCTCAGGAAATCGGATGCGCCGGGTGCGGCTGGTCCTGCACGGGCGGTTGCGCCGGGGTTTCCATCCACGCCCAGCCGACATTGCCGGCACCCAACGCCACCAGCACCCAGCTGCCGGGAGCATCGGGATTGGGCTTGTCCGGGTGCATCGGAATGTCGGCCTCCCGCACGGCCGGGGCCGGCGGCGCGCCGGGGCTGCCCGGGGGCTGCGGGCCGGGAAATCCAATGTCCGTGTAAGGCGGCTTGCCAGGCCAGAGCTGCGGTGGCTGTCCAGGCTGCGGGCCGGGGGGGCCTGCGTCTATGTAAGGGGGCTTCGGACCGGGCCAGATCTGCGGCGGATAGGGCGGCTGCGGGGCTGGCCCGCCGATGTCCGTGTAAGGCGGGTTCGGGCCGGGCCAAATTACCGGTGGCTGGCTCGGCGGCTGACTGGGAGGCTGACCGCCGGCAAGCGGCGTGATCAGCGCTAAGAACGGAGCAGTCATGTCGTGTTCTCCTGTTTTCACTCACCAAAACCAGGGTCGAGCCGCTGCATGGCCGCCTCGAGCCGCGCGACGCGGGTTTCCAGATCATCGGCCGGGGGTAGGACCTCAGGAATGGGCGCCGGATCGGGCTCGCCGCCATCGGCGCGCCATTGCTCGTATTCGATTCTATCTCGGTTGGCCGGATCGTTGGGGATGTAGGCGCCGTCCGCGGCGCGGATCACGCCGTTGCTATCGTCGGTCCGGCCCGGTGGAATCGAGTAGTCGCTCATAGCTCGGCGTCCAATGCGGCTGCAAACCACGAATTAAATATACCCGCAGCAGTTGCTGTCGTTTGTACGAGTAAACTCCGCGCATCAACATAAGATGTCGTAGTGCCACTAGCATTGCTATAAGTAATATTCGATAATACCACACTTGGTGATGCCCGCATCCTTGTAGACAAGATTAAGCTTGCGATTACGCTCTGCGCGGCAGAGGCGTATTGTTGTATTGCAATGTATGTATAGGATTGATAATACCGCTGGCACAGCGCAAACTCCTCTTGGATCGGCCGGCGCAGGAACTGCGCGGGGGCGACCGTGCCGAGGCGAAGGTCGAAATTGGTGAACTGCACCGCCTGGTTTCCATAAGATATCGGTATCGCGAAATAAATCTGTAAACTATGATCATTATTTGTACCCAGCGTTTTACCCAAAACACTAGGAATGGCGATCGTCAGCGTCTTTCGCTCCCAAGCACTGCTTACAGAAGTACTGTAAAATGTTTCCGCTGGATTCACCGCTGCCGATGGCGAGCCGCCCGTGCCAAACTGCTGCACGATCCCGACGCTAAACGTATTTGTCGTCGGTACTGCCGTGTTAATGTCGAACGACAACACAACAGTCTGGCCCGCCGCCGTTCGCACGTCCTCGATGTTCTGCGATAGCCATGACGCCGAGCTGGCCGTAACGCTGCGGGTGATCGACAGGGCTAACCAGCGTGTGCCCTCCGGTTCGCCTGTCGTCGGCCCCCCCGGAATAGGCGCCGACTGCCCGACCGCGACGGTGTTCCCAGCGCCAGCCCCGAACCTCCAGCGATCGGCAGTAAGAACCGCAGCCCCGGTTAACCCGCTGAACGACGTCCCTCGCTGCCAGATCTGCATGCCGCCATTGAGGATAAGGTTGTCCTCGGCCGACATGGCAGCCCGGGTGCCGGCAATATCAGCCGCGTCCATCTGCTGCTTGGTCGTCGGCTCCATCAACGCATTGGCGTCGGCTGCCAGGACGATGTCGCCGGTCATCGTGCCACCGGTGATCGGCAGGAATTGCTGGCCAACGGGCTTGAGGATCCAGCAGCTGCCGGCCGCGCTCCACTGATAGGTGGCGCCGTTCGTCGGCGTGTAGAGCTGGCCGTCGGTGGGCGAGTTGGGGAAGTCCATCGCTGCCACGTCAGGCCTTCCTCATTGGCTCAGGACCAGCACCGGCCGCGCCGCGGCACCGTTAAACGCCGCCGTCGGTGGCGTGAACGCCCCGCCATAGCGTGCTACTCCCTTGCTGATCCGCACCTCGTCGATGTAGCCTGGAAATGCGCGATTCGTAGTCAGATCATTGCCGACCGCGACATTCGACGTAGAAGCGTAAAAGCCCGCAGTAACCGCGGAACTGACGATGACGACACCATCAACATACACACGCAAAATGCCTAAAGCATCACGATCAGCAGCAACATGATGCCATTGATTTAGTGTCGACGTCCACGCCGCGCCAATACTCGGATTGTCGGCGCCAGTCGTGGACCAAAAGAAAGTCAGGGCTCCACCCACCAGACCTAAAAACCAGCCGAAATTGCCTCCAGTTCCGAACTGGGTTACTACGCCGTAGATACCGCTGCTAACCGACGAGGTCGGGTAAACCCAGGCCTCGGCCGTGAACGATCCCGAACCGAAATTGAAATCAGTGAGCTTGTCGGTGACCAGATGATAACCGCCGCTGACACCAATGTTCAGCGACCCAGACCCGAACTTCTTCTGCGTCGTCGAGACCGAGGCCCCGAAGGCCGGTGCGGTCGTGGAGTGGGCACTCGGCGAGGCATCGACTGTCGAGCCGTCGTAGTGAAGGAGCAGGACAGTGTTCGCATCCGCCACCTAACGGACTCCTTTCAGGGTGACGGAGATGTCTGCCAAGGTCGCATCTGCCGAGGCGGGGCCGACCAGCTCCAGCCGATCGCCGGCCGCGAAACTCAGCGCCGAAGCCAGAGCGAACGTCGGCGTGGCCGTTCCTGCGGCGAAGACAACCGTGCCCTGGTTGCTGCCGTTCTTCCTGATGTTGATCGTGGCCGAGCCGGTGGCCGTGGTCCCGGCATAGCCGGAACTGCCGGTCAATCCGGCCGGCAGAGAGAAGGGAGTGACGGCCACGAAGCGGAGCAGCACCGCCGAGGCGGCCGGCGCGCCCGGATACCAGATGCCGGTGTCGAACAGGCTCGCCTGGGTCTGCGGCACCCAGATCGGCACCCATTGGCTCGAGGTGCCGTCATTGAACCAGATGTAGATGGAGCCATCCGAGGCGTCGCTGTTCCACCAGAGCTGCCCAACGGTCGGCGAGGCCGGCGGCGTGATGCCGATCGCGGTCGCCGCCCCACCGCCTCCGCCAAGCGGTCCCCAGGCCGTCGTGTAGCCCTCGAACGCACCGGACTGGGAGTTGTACCGGAGCATGCCGGCGGAGGCGCTGGCGGGCCTCTGGACCGTGCTGCCGGCCGGCAGGATCGTGGCCCCCGTCGTCCCGAACGTAACCTGCCCGGTGAAGGTGCCGCCGCTCTGCGGCATGGCGTTGGTGGCGGTCGTGCCGATCACGTCGAGCTGCTGCTTGCTGACCGGGTTGAGCGCGGCCGAACCGTCGCCAGCCAAAACAATGGCGCCCGTCATCGTGCCACCAGCTTTAGGCAAAGCAGCACTGGCTGTCGTTTGCGCCGTCGAGGCAGCCGAATTCGCCGAATTCGCCGTGGACTGCGCGGCAACGGCCTTGCTGTCCGCGGTAGCGGCCGCCGTAGTCGCCGAATTCGCCGTCGTTTGCGCCGTCGAGGCAGCCGAATTTGCCGTGTTCGCAGTGGTTTGCGCCGCCGTAGCGGCCGTGTTGGCCGCGTCTGCCGCCGTCTGAGCGTTGCCGGCAGCCGTGTTCGCTGCCGTGGCCGCCGACTGCGCCGTGTCCACCTGGGTCGACAGGTTCGTCAGGTACATCCTGACGTCGCCCCACGGCCGCGCCGCGCTGATCGCAGGCGCAACCGTGACGAGCGCGCTCTCGTAGTCCCCGGCCAGGGCCGTGACCACGCCCGAGCGCCCGAACACCGACTGCACGATCAACTGGGTGACATTGGAATCGCTGGTCGACGGCTCGCGCAGATCCTCGCGCCAGACCGTGGTATTGCTCTCGTTGACGCTCCAGTCGGTGCTGCTGCGGCCCTCCGTCATGGTCCGAGCACCAGAGCGAAGAACGGCGTGCCGTGCGATTCCTCGTAGCTCATGTTGGCCGAATCGACGGCCGTATCGTAGAGCTGCATCCAGGCATTCAGCCGTAGAGTATCAATCACGAATGTGCTGGCGCTCACCAACGAAGCATATAAGTATAGATCAGGGTGGTAGGTCAGCACTGCATTCGTAGAAGTCATATCGGCAAGTCGTGGACGATTGAAGTAGACCAACCGCATCTCATAAGGTGTTGCTGCAGTCGTATAGAAATCGATATTGGAGGGATAAAGAATGATCTTGCCGGAATAGATTGTGTACAAACCAAACTCGTTTGGGTCAGGTACCTGCTCGAAAATATCGGGACGCAGATATGTAAGCGGCGTGAACGGCCCGCCGACCGGCCCGACCATGACACTGCGGATGCTGCCGAAATCGGTCGGCAACAGCTCCTC